CCATGACACCATTTAAAATCTGACATTATATTTATTCCTCTCTTTCAGTTCCCATAATTTTCTGTCGTAGTGTCGTTCCATTATTACTGCAACGATAAACAATAAAAAGCCTAGGGTTATAAACCCTAGACCGATATATAATAATGTGTTCATATTCTAATTTTCGCCTCGCCTGTCGCCATTCTCCAACCGTCTGCGTCTAAGTCCCAATAAACTAAACAAGGATTTCCATTTTTAGATACAAATGATTTTCCCTCAGTTCCGTCAGGTTTGTTGTATTGACCTTTTCTAGTTATAAACTTCTTATGCTTTCTAGCAAAGTAAGTTATGTGAAATGTTTCGTTTTGCATATTTTCCTTTCTGTTGTTATGGGACATTATAACATAATGTCCCATATGTGTCAAGTACTAAATTACTGTCACTAAATGAAAAGTTTTATCATTTTCTGTGTTCAATAACTCTAGTGCTTTTAGTTTTTTGTGTGCTGTTGCCTCGTCTGTATCTTGCGACTCTACATAGTAGCTGTCTTCCGATACTCTAAATTTTAATCTTGATATTATTAAGTGCATGTTTTCCTTTTGTTATTGTTAATATATGGGATATTATAACATGATATCCCATATATTGTCAAGCCCTAATTTATAGCTTGTTTTTGATACTCCATTCTAGCTTTGATTTTATCTTCTCTAGTCTGCGTTTTATTTTTCATACCTTTAATCATACTAGCAAGATTACTAGGGTTATAGATTGTTAAGCCTGTTGAATTAGTTCTAACTAATTCTGCCTCATCTAATTCTATTCCTAGTTCTTTGGCTAACTCAATACCCTCACTCATATATCTGTATGCTTTCAATCCGATTTTTAATTGGTCGCATTGTTTTGATATACTATCAATCCAAGTTTGATGTGTGCTTACAACTTTAGCTTTTGCACTTCGCCATTGTAAAAAGATATTGTATTCATCTTTTGTACAAGCTATGGCACGACTTCTACAATGAGAAGTACCAATGACATCAAGTTCAAATTGTTTATCAAACTTTTCTGTCATACCTATTGCGTCATTATTATAACGACCACCCTTGCCAAGAAATTTATTGTTTGCGTCTACGTGCTTGGTTTTGTGTGGGTTATTATCTTTGCCACTTTGTTGAGCATAGATATCAGGGTTGCAACCATTTTCTTTTAGTTCTTCTCTAAAGTATGCGTGTGCAAATTGTTCGCTATCTTCTTGACCACTATACTCATGCCCATTTAGATTGCCAAACAAACCAAAATCAAAGTGAGATGAAGTTTGTTTGTTTTCGCCCTCGTCGTCTGTATCTTCGTTATGTGCAAAGTAAAAGCATTTATCTTTTGCTACTACATCACAGGGGTCGCCATATTTTTTCTTAAATACTCGTAAAGTATCTACATCTTCTTTTGGATATGACCTTTCAACAACTTGATTTGCTAATTCAAAAGTAGATTTTTGTATAGTATCAAAATCTTCTCTTGCTTGCATAAACGCTTGTTGCTCTTGCGTTTCTTCTTTTTCAAATACATCTTTAATTCTATTATAGAATTTATTTCTGTATTCGGTGTTCATTCTTATTTTTGCTGACATATTTTCTTTCTGTTAGTGTTTATATATTCCCATAATATCCCTTGACAAGTAGATTGTCAAGTGTTATATTACTATTATGAATTGGAAAGATAAAAGAATAAACGCAATAAACAGAAAGATAAAAAAAGGTTATCTTTCTGAAAATTACATTGATGAACATTATTATATAATTAATTCTTCAGCAACTAATAAAGAAGAATACAAAGCTGAAATTGAACATATAAATAATGATTATAAAAATGCTTGTTTAGAATAATTCTAAACTTGAGCCCTGATCCAACTGTGCTTCGATTACGCTGTGCAGTGGATCTGGGGTCAAGTTACAAGTTTGAGCCCTGATCCAGTGTAAATTAGCCTAAAGTGAAACACGCTGGATCTGGGGTCAAGTCAGTGGTCGAGACATACTTTAGTCTTAATTGTGTAATAGGTTTACACATCAGCCTCTGAACTTTGGCCCTTGAGCCCTGATCACTCTGGGAGCCCCGCGGGCATTAAACCAAAGCTTGCTTGAGTGATCTGGGGTCAAGTACACAGTGGCTGGCTGTTAACCACGGCTGGAGTTAAAACTTTGGGGTTGTAAAATATGTCCATCTTGAGACTGTGTCTGGCCCAAGCTTCAAGCCGCAAGCCGCACAACCTATAGTTGTGTTGTTTTTTTCCTATATACCCTACGCCAACCCCAACCACCTGCCAAGTGTATCATATAATCCCATAAGTGTCAAGAAGTTTATTTATACTTATACACAAAAAAGTTCTTGACAAATACATATATATGGGATATTATGATATATTATTAATCTAACAAAAAGGAAAATATGAAAGAAATAAAAAAAGAATACCAGCCCGGCGGCAGCAAGCGTAAAGAGATCCTGGAGAAGGCGGTGCGATATCTGCTGGACCCAAAGATGGGAACGCAAAATGCAAAACACGCGTTCTTGACTGATCAGGTTGGTTTATCTCAAACCGAATATTTAGAAGTTTTAAATAAGTCAACTAATGGAGCTCTTCTTGAAGAAGCCTGGAAGTAATCACAATGACTTGTTGCCATGGTTCACGATGGACCATGGCCAGCTGCCGGCTTCATACCTGAAGAGCACAAAGAAATTTTTTAATAAGCTACAAGCCACAAGCTACAAGCCACAAGCTACAAGCTACAAGCTTGACAAGGATGGGAAATTATAATATAAATACGATATTAGCCTGTCGCCCGGTCGCGCTATTCAAAACTTACACCGGGCAAAACTAGAAAGGATAAATTATGAAAGTAAAAGACGCGTTAAAAATAACAGACTCATTTACAAAGACTAAAAAAATGCCAGGCTTAAGTTACAGCCTTCCCGCGTGGGAATGTAAGACTGGCGCAAAGTTAGTAAAGATCCCCGGCAGCGTGTGCGCGGGCTGTTATGCAATGAAGGGTAACTACACAAGATACCCTGCTATTAAAGCCGCGCAATATAGGAGGCTGGACGCTATCAAACATCCGCTATGGGTGGAAGCGATGGCAACAAAAATTAAAAGGCAAAAGTGGTTTAGATGGCACGATGCCGGAGATATACAAAGCGCGGACCATTTAAAGAAAATTTTTGAAGTGTGCAAGCTTACGCCAGATACAAAACACTGGATGCCGACGCGCGAAGCGCAATTTTTAAAAGATGTAAACCCTGAAGAGGTCCCGGAGAATCTAATCATTAGAATGTCTTCACATATGATTGATCAAGGACCGGTGAGCTTCTGGCCCTGGACGTCTACAGTAGGATCTAAATCAAGAACTTGCCCAGCACCTGATCAAGGCAACAGCTGCGGAAGCTGTAGAACCTGCTGGAATAGAGAAATACCAAACATAGAATATGGCAAACATTAAAGACTCAAAAGAAATAGAAGCGCTCCACAATGAATGGTGCCGTGAGAACGGTTATCCAATCCGCAAGCGTCAAGCGCGATTCCCGGGAAGGCCCAAGCTACAAGCCACAAGCTGCAAGCTGCAAGCAAAGGACCTGCACGCGGACAACAGTGCGCGATTCGTTAAGAATGCAAAGCGGCCAGTTTAGAATGATTCTAAACTAGACTTTTTTTAAAAGCGGCAAGCGTCAAGCGTCAAGCTTCAAGCGTCAAGCTTCAAGCGTCAAGCGGAGTGTTGATCAACACTCGCTGGATGTGGTCCCAATCGTCCTGGGCCACGCACGGCGTATCTCTGTGATCTAACAACAGACCGTGGATAGATTTACTCTCATAAAGTTTTATGGAGCGAGGAGCGGTGTCTTCGAGCAGGATGAAATTACGATTTGTTCTGGTCATATGAAATAGTTTTTGATGTGGGCTAAAGTTTATTTTTGGAGCTCTAGCAATCTTAAGCTCAACCATAAAAAATCCGCAAAAATCCTCATAACCAAGTAAATCAGGCACACCAAAAGATGCCCAAGATTCAAGTCTAGTCCACTTAATTTTAGGAGTATTTTTCTTTACTTTTTGCCAAAATTTTGTCTCGGGTTTCACCAGAATTTACCGTTTGTCATTTTGATGAATATATACTAAAATAAGGCAAATGACTCAAGACAAAAGACTAACAGAACAACAGCGTAAATTTGCAGAATTGCTAGTTTATAACGAAGGCAGGCTATCACCAGCCGAAGCAGCCTATCAAGCAGGATATAAAACAAGAGCAAGGCAAGCAGCATCAGAGATGCGTAATGCTAAATATTTCCCATTAGTTGTCACATACATTGGTGAGTTAAGAAGAGAAGTACAAGAGAAGAATCAAATTACTGTTGAAAGACATCTTACTGAACTAGCAAAATTAAGAGATGAAGCACAAAAGAAAGGTGCTTGGTCTGCAGCTATAAATGCTGAAGTTGCTAGAGGTAAAGCTGGTGGATTATATGTAGATCAAAAATTAATTATGACAGGTAATCTAGACAATATGTCGGAGAAAGAACTTGAAACCAAGATGGCCAAGATTCTAGAAGATCATAAAAATTTGATTGATATTAGTCCAGAAGAGACAACAACAGAATCAGAAATAAAACAAATCCCTGCATCTGATTAAAAATATTATTAAACTTTTGGTAAAGTTTTAATACGTTGTTTCTTATTTTTCTTATTAATTCCATATTTTACTCCTTGTGAGTCTGGCCCTTTTACAGGTGGTATAGCATGCCATTTTACATTAGGCATATTTTTAGTTAAAGTTTTATTTTTCATTATTCCATGATACCAACATTAGAACTACAATTCCATATATGGCTACCACAAAACCAAGAGATAGAGATATAATCAAACAACTTTTCCTTTGTTGGGTCCTGTTTTTATTCTGTATTTATGTGTGCCTGTGCCGTTGATATCAACTTCTTCTTTCATAACTTGATTAAGAAAGATTCTATTCCAGCCGTTTTTATAGGCTTCATTTGGTATTCTAGATCTACCATCATATTTTTTACCTTTTTCTTTAGTCATAAGATGAGTCTCCTGTAATTACAATTGAATATTTGTAAGCTAGTCTTGA